AGTAGGAGATTTTTATATATTTCCTGCGGAATTATTTCATTGTGTTTATCCATTTAAGACTAAAGGAGAAAGACGTTCCTTTAGTGTGAACTTTACTTTTATTGAAGTTCCAAAAGAAACTGTTGACAAACAGTAATTTATGTATATAACTATATATAATACTGTAAGCAAAGCCCACAGATACGTGACACCTTTGCTTACAAACATCAGCAAACAACAAAAAGTTTTAAAGAATACCTGGTAAACTTAGCCCATTAAGTATAAGAATGTACAGCTTATATAGTATGCACCTAACGTAAATCAGCCCTGTTATTACATTTGTATGTTCGCATCTGTAAACTATGCTTATAATATAGGAGATATAAAATGGCATTTTCTACTGCGACAGGTTATGGTAACCTTCCTAATGGAAATTTTAGCCCCGTTATTTATAGCAAACAGGTGCAACTTGCATTTCGCAAGTCATCTATTTCTGAAGCAATCACTAACTCTGATTACTTTGGGGAAATTGCTAACATGGGTGATTCCGTTAAGGTTATTAAAGAACCTGAAATCACAGTTAAGGCTTATACAAGAGGTACAGCAATCACACCTCAAGACCTTGACGATGAAGAATTCAGCTTAACAATTGACAAAGCTAACTACTTTGCATTTAAAGTTGATGATATCGAAGAAGCACATTCACACGTTAACTTTCAACAGTTAGCTAGTGATAGAGCTGCTTATAGACTATCTGACCAATTTGACCAAGACGTTCTTGGTTACTTGTCAGGTTTTAAACAGTCTGCACTACATGGTGCTGCTGATACTGTTAATAGTACTGTAAATGGTAGTGTAGCCGTTTCAACTGCTGGAACTGACGAATTATTAGGGTCAATGTTAATTGATGCTCTTGATTTTGGTGGGTCATCAGGTGATGCTGTTGCTATCTTACCTAGAACAGGTGGAGCTACTTCTGCTGCCCCTGCTAATGGTGATAGACACCCATTAACAGTTATTGCACGTATGTCAAGGCTACTTGACCAACAAAACGTAGATACTAACGGAAGATGGTTAGTTTTAGACCCAGTGTTTATTGAGGTTTTAAAAGACGAAGACTCAAGATTATTTGATGCCGATTTCGGTGGAGATGGTCTTCAGAATGGTCTAATCCTTAATAACCTACATGGTTTTAAAGTTTACCAATCTAACAATCTACCATCTGTTGGAACAGGACCTTCAACTACAGGTACTAACAGTTCAACAAACTTTGGTGTAATTGTTGCAGGACATAGTTCTGCTGTAGCTACTGCTGAACAAATCAACAAGACAGAGACTTATAGAGACCCTGATTCTTTTGCTGATATTGTTAGAGGTATGCATTTGTATGGTCGAAAGATACTTAGACCTGAAGCTCTTGTTAGAGCAAAATATCACTTAGCGTAAGGGAGATTAGATTATGGCATTAGGAGCACAAACAACTTCTACAGTTAACGCTTACGGCAGAGCAGGTAAAGCTGGTCTACCGGGTCAACCTTTTATGATTGAAGGTGTGTTAGACTTTGCTCAAGCAACTACCGATAAAGGTACTGCTCTTGCAGCTAACGATGTTATTCCGGGATTAACTATTCCTGCAAATCACTTAATATTACATGCAGGTTTGGAAGTTCTAACAGCACACGCAGGTACATCATCTAATACTGATTTTGATTTTGGTATTACAGGTGGAGACCTCGACAACTTTGTTGATGGTTTTGACTTTGATGGTGCATCAGTTGGTGACTTTGCTGCTACTCCTGCAGCATATGCACCAGTTATTGTTGGAGCAACGGATACTATTGACCTCGAAATTCAAGCTATGACAGGTACAACTACAGGAGGTTCATTAAGAATGTTCGCTCTCCTTGTAGATTTAACAAGTCAAAATGCTACAGATTTCGGAGCAAATGAAGTAGACAGAGATACATTAGCGTAACTCAACTATAACTAAGGGGGCAGGGTAACTTGCCCTCTTACATTACATTTAGGATAGGATATGGCTGAAAGTTTTCTTACACATACAAATAGAGTAATTGCAAGGTTAAATGAAGTAGAACTAACTTCTTCTAATTTTACTTCTTATAGAGGTATACAAACACAATGTAAGA